TGGGTCCTGGGGCCAATGTGGAATTAACCGCATTTGCTACATTTCCTCTCAAGTATGGAAACTGAGATCGACGGCCGTAAACTAACTTGGAACCTAAGTCACCAAGTCCAGTCCAAAAACCGTACCGTTTCAACAACTGCCGGAAAGACGCAATGGCCTCACCAGTATACACGCTGTTCAATTGTGGTTGGTCATAAAACTCCGGACCAACGTTCTTCTCGTCTGTTTGAATGGGTGCTGAGGAATTTGCCGTCAGATCTGCATCTGGGACAGTCATACTACCACTCTGAGGTTTAACCACAAAACGACCAAAATCGTTAGATGGAACGAAAACTTCAAAATCATCTCCGGCAGAGATGAACACATTCACTTCAATATCATTATTAACAGCGGAATTCGGAGTTGTAAGCTCATTAACAACAGAAACTGACAAAACACCATTGCCAACCGGCGCTGATGTAAACGCAGACGTTTTGTAAACGTCCGTGATCGGGTCAATGCCTGGAATTGCATGTTCAAGCAGAGATACCACTTGTCCATTCGCAACGGTGATTGTGTAGTCATTTGTTTCAGCCAGGTCAATAATTCGCACAAAATTGGTATTGTACTCCAAATCATCTTGATAATTTGGATCGTACGAAAAGCGAATACGACCTTTGTGATAGGCTGAACAAACAAATTGAAATCTGTATTTGAGCGTGCCTTTCCAATATTGAAAAGGCAAGGCGGCCATAGCACAGGCAGGGAAATTAAAACTTCCGCCTGAGCCATTAGCCCATGTAACGGGCGACACTGCTGTGTTCCATAGTAGCGTTTCGGGCGCTGCTGTGTTGGACCATGTGAATTTAGTAACATATGATTCTCTAGATGCGATGGAAGTAATAACCATGTCATCTTTAGCACCAATGCCAGAAATTCGAGGATCGATAGTTAACTCTTGGTTTGAGTCGACCGTCAATTTGTGGCACGTGTCTCCCGTGTTCGTCACTGCAAGTGATGAGTTTGCTAGTGGCCTGAATGAACCAGGACTTTTTGTTTCTGCCGGTCTTGCATAACCAAATAATTTTGCTATGGTTGCTGTAGCTGTAGCTGCAACGGAGGTGGCCAAAGCAAATGGTTTTAGCATCGGAATCATCGACAGAGAATTTGCGACCTTAGCAAGTGTAGTCGCTGGACCAGATACGATTCCCTTCGTGTTAACTTCTTCCGTTTCCTTACCCATCTGAGGAGTGATAGAGGCCGGGTTGATTGAAGTAAGCACCGACATGTGTAAGTCTTCCGCCATGGCAAAAACACTTATAGTCACGTTGTCAGTAGCATTATTGGCATGCTTGAGATCGTTCAAAGATCGCAAGTATATTCTACCCAATTCGCCCCAACCCTCATCGGGAATAGAAACGTAGTTAGTGTACGAAAAGAAGGGAAGTGTCATCTCTCCTCCTTGAGATTTCGTAGGATCCAGATATATGTGTGGAAGCTGTGAAGCTTGTACCAAATGGGCTTGGTCTCCACTAACAACAGAGAGAGTATCGAAATCATCGAATGGCAAATATGCCATTATTAATCTCCCATAGTGGAAGCCATTACCATTGATAACAGCTTTAAGTTTGAGCTTCGACCTTAGCAGGTTGTAATTACAAATACGATTTGAAACGCGTTTATTCGTAAAATACAAATCCCATGGATTGAAATCCACGTCCAAAGGACCACCAACAGTCCATGTGTACTCGGCAATCTTTACGGGTCTCGACATGAAGTTCCCTAGGTCTGCCACATCTGAATCTTGCATCATTCTGGTCGGATCTGTTTCGCCATCTTGTTCGTAATGAGGATGACTCATCATATCCTCAAACACCGCGTTCTCAGCAGTCAGAGAAGCTGACGCTGTGGTAACTGTGGCGTTTTGCACTGCTCCACTCTGTGCGATCACACGTAAGGGATCGATGTCGAGTATTCTCAGTGCTTGATCTATTACATCAATTATATACATTACACTATTGTTATCATTATTATTATTATATGTTGTATTAGTAAGCCATTATTTTCTGACTCTAGTCCGTGATCGGCTCAATTCATTGGACGAGTCTTGCAGTTGGTTTGCGAAACCTATTTATATTATACATGCGCATATACAAAGCCTTTGCGAATCTGACTTTATCCTTTATGGTATCCAGTGCATATGCCCTCTTTTTACTTATACTCCAAGAGGATTGGAGTGAAGTGAGTTTAACGCTCTCCAGCGGACAATAAGTGGAAAGACCTAAGACCTGTAGGTCCTGATCCATTTTTCCACTCTATCATCAAAAGTTTCGTTGAGAAAATCACAATAGTTGATCAATTCAGCTCTATTCATGACTTCCTTCAACTGAGCACGTCTACGCTCGTACGTCTCTCTACCATGATTGAACCACTCAATCATGGCTGATTCGGCTGCAGCACAGACTTTTTCTTCTCGGGTGAGGGTTTCCTTCTTACCGTACGTATGCACGTGTAATGACTTGAAGATAGAATCCTCTGCCAAAGCCCCAATTCTTGTATTAATCTCAGGAATGTAGTTAGTCTTCCTGCATAGAAAGTCACTTTCATCCACCGTCAAGAACGGCCTCAATGTTGTGGACTTATCAGGCATGGTATATTTCTGACCATACTTTGCAAGGAACTCGGAGACAGTCTTGATGTTGAATTGATCAGCCACTGCGTTCGTGACAGATCCATCATTGTCATCTCCATATGTGATCAAACTTACGTTCTTTCTGAAATGTTCTTTTGAGCGGTCAAGCATGGCCACCATCGAGTTCTTCTCCCTGTGTGGTAAGACCACAAGATAGTAGTATGCAACACGCAGGTTCAAGCTCCCTTCAATACCATTAATGATGACCGTTAGCGAATTACCACTGATCATTGCCCCAATGAGGAGCCTAACCAAATCACCATTGAAGTTCACCATTGCATAGACGATATCACTAGAAATTGCTTCCATGATTCTTATGTCTTTCTCAGTGTATCCAGCCAACTTGGCGCATTCAATGAGAATCTGCAACGCTGCGTTCACTAGTTGGGATGGTATGTTTTGATCATACTTTGAATAGTCACCACCGAAAATATTTGGATATTTCTTACGATGGTCATCCAATTCTTCCCACTCAGGCCCATGTGAGTTAATACCAACTGCACACTCACATACAATAGGGTTTAACATGAACACTCTCGCTA